AGCGATTGCTTACTTTCAAATCTTTCTCCAGTCGCGCAACCGCGAAAGCAAATTCCACAGGATCACTGAGTTTTGCAAGTTCTGCGGCCTTCTTTGGGTTTTTGCCAAGAGCGTACACCAACAGAGCAGGATTATTCGCACCGCGAACAATGATGCCTTGCTGTGTCACATTAAAGAGTTCTTGAGCCGTGGCTTCCGCATCTTCATAATCCTTTACTTTGAGCTCTGCCTTGTTTCTTGAATAGGCTTCTAACCTATCCTTCCACACCTTATCTTGATCGGCCTGTTGCTGCCGAACCTTCTCAGACTCAAGTTCGAATTTACGTTTCTGCTCGTGCCATTCCTCAAGCTTTTGCTCGTACAAATCCGCGTCGTAATCAAAGTGTTCTAGTTTCGGCTTCGGCCCTGGTTCACCGATTTTTTGCTCAGGTTTTTGGAAACTTTCAAGCCTTGATTGCAGCTCACGGTTTTGGCGTTGCAAATCTCTATGCGACTTCCTTAGCTCTCGCACCCATTCAGGTGCTTTTGTTTGCTCCACTTCCTGGGGTGGCGATTCCCCATCAATCGAAACAACAACCTCGTCCTCCGCCTCTTGATTGTCTTGCTCAGGCTCCTCAACAACTTCTGAGGTTTCCTCCGCAACATCTTCAACAATCTCAAGTTCTTCGGATTGGATGTCTTCCGTATCGTCTGCCTGTTTCATTTTTGATCCCAAACTCACCCGAAATAGGCCGGGTGGATGCCTTTACATAATTCTGAGCCTATTGTAACGGATTGACAATAGGCATTCCTTGTGGTTCAGGAATAACGTTTTGCTGCGATACCTGAGCCGCGTTGATTGCAATATCCTGCTCTGCAATCCCGGCCTTGGCCATCGTTTCAGCCGTTTTGGCCCGCGACAATTCAGCGTCTGCAATCGTCTTGACGGTATCCGCCCTAGCCTTGGCGGCCTTGGCAGTAGCTTCCTCTGCTGCGGCTTGCAGGAAGATTGCATTCGGATCTTGACGACCTTGGGCCTCGGCTTGCATCTCTTGCGCCTCTTCGTCAGTTGGCTTGATAACGCCAGCGCGAACCATCTGTTTGCGGAAATACTCGCGAATGTCGCTGATCCCTTCGCCTTCCATGTTCATCAGCGCCATGGATTGCAGGATCTGTTTGGTCTGTGGATCGTCCGTAATCGCCAGCATCCCGGTCAATGCCTTGACCATAGCGGCCCGTTTGCTCTGGCTGCTCGGTCCAACATCAACATCCACGTCGAAATTGGCCGAGGTCAAATCGTTTTCAAGCTCGACCCCTCCAGTCTCACCGATAATCGGCCGCATCATCTCGATCTGTGACGTTTTGCCTTCCGGAGAGACCGTTTTCATCTTGCGGCCTTCCTCGACGTAGATTTCTTTGGCCATCGAGAGCCAAATCTCACCAGAGCGCCGCTGACCCTTGGCAAAGTTTGACATGTAGATATAAGCCTGCATGTCAAGACGCTGCTGGATCATCTCAACGGCCTCGCCGCTGATGTTGGAGACGACCTTATCTGCACCAGCCTGGTTGCCGAGGATCTCTTGCATATCCTGTTCGGTAATCTGTAGCAGTGCGGCCATGGCCGGAGGAACCTGGGGCGGCTTGGTGTATGCAACAGGCCCGCCGATCTGTTGGGAACCATCTGGACCCGTGATCGGATTCACCAGCAGGTAAGGATAATCCTTCAGGTTATCTTCGGCCCACATCATTTGATGTCCGGCGACTTGCTCAGGGGTCATGATCGGCTTTTCAACGCTAGACAGCGCACTGATCTCGCCCAGCTTTGAGAGCTGCATGTTTTTGAGCCGCTGGGCATCCTTGGCCAGCCTAACGTGACCCATGCACCGCTCGATATTGTCAACGAACCACCGCTTGCCATACACCGGCACAATCGGGATGCAATTGCCAGCAATGTAGCCAGCGTCTTCTAACACTTTGCCGCCGCTCATGATGTACTTATGTACCTTCTTGCGCTTGATCTTGCGCTGCCTAACCTCACGAGTACCGATTGCGGCCAGGGTGTTTTCTAGCTCTGGATCGTTCTCAAAATCGGCTTCACGGTATTTTTCTTCGGTGCCATCAATAGATTGGAAGATCCGCAGGGTCTCGGACACTTCTTCAACCTCATAGTATTCGGCCACGTAAACAACGTCCGGGGTACACCAGTCAAACTCAAACTGGTGAATGATCTTCGGCCAGTCGCTCGGGTCATCGCCCCACGTATCTTTATAAGCCTCTCGGGTCATCGAGGTGATGACGTAGCAGTGCTTTGCATCAGCCTTGTCTTGGCGCTTTGCATTCAGTTCGAAGAACACCGAGCTATCAGCATCGAAAATAGGCTCAATCTTGATCCGCTGACGCTCGTTATCCTCATCCGATTCGTCCTCGTACACAGTGCGAAGACGCCAAGAACCGAAGCCACCAGCAACAGCTTCCTCGAATGCATTGTCGTATGCCTCCTCGGCCACAGAGTCTTTCTCATCAGCTCTGAACAGTCCGTCGCAGACATCGGCTAGGCTCTGCTCCTGGTCGTCCTTGCTGACGTAATCAACCGTGATCCTGTTGTTCCGATATTCGTTGATGATGCGAATGACGGCTAGGTGAACCTTGTTCACCTCAAACTTAGGTTTGTTCTCGTAAATATCCTGCAGCGGCCCCTCCCACTGAGCACCTGCCAGCGAATAGAAGCGCCGATCCTGAAGACATTGAAGCCGCTCATCGCGCAGCGCCGATTGAATATCATTAAACTGCCTGAGCGCTCGCTGATGTAATTCAGCAAGCCGCTGTTCTTTTGACATGCGTGCCATAAATCGCCCCTTTTAGCAAGAGTCTACCATTTATTAAAACTTGGGATAGGCACAAAACTAGTTTGCCTTTGAACAACTGCAGCACGTCTCACACCTTCACACGCATACCTCAATGCGTCGATGACGTGGTTTTGCTTGTCCTGCAAAACAGGCAGTACCTTGCCAGTCAGAGGGTCCGTTTTGTAACTGTAGAACGTCAGTTCGTCAATTGTGTGGATGCATCGAGGATGCACAACTATGTCATAAGACTTCAGCCACTCAACACCCTCGACCACTGAATCCTTACCTTTAACAGCCGCCATGATCTTTGGGAATCCATGCTTACGCATGTGGCTAATTGTCTCTGGTCTAGAGCTGTCAGCAACCATTGGCCACTTCTCAGCCTCCGGCACCGTCATGAACAAATCTGGCGTGTTCATGATCTCACATCCGATCATATAAGCCTCATGATCAATGTAGAGCGTACGACCGACGATGTGACAACGAACCAAGACTGTCGGGTCAGACGCAAAGCCCCAGTCGGCACCGAGCCTGTGGATGGCGTCCTTTTGTGCCTCGAACTCCTCGACGCGCCAGTTTCTGAAAACGCGCGAGGTGCTGTTCGTCAGATATCCGCCACGCCAGACGTGAGCGTACTTGTCGGGATCGCGCGCCAGATCGTATTCCATCTCTGCACGAAGCACTTCAGGGAACCACGGGTTTTCGTTGAAGTTTACTTCTAGCACCACAGCGTCGGGTGGTGGCTTGTCGCCACGTAGAAGATGATCCACAGGATCGCTGGCCTGGCTCGGGTTCCAGGTGAACCAAAGCTCGGATCCTGGCTTGCGGATTGTCGGACGCAGCAAGTCCAGACTGCGCTGGCTCAAGCTTTGCGCCTCTTCGACCCACGCACAATCGTATCCTTCCAGTGACTTGATCGAGTCAGCAGTGTGATTCTGCATCCCTTGGAAGATGATCATTCCATCGCCGCGCTTTGACTTGATAACAGCTTCCTGAACCTCGAAGTAAGCGCCCGCATTCATCTGCTCGATCTTCAGCTCCAGCAGGCGCTTGACCGACTGCGCCAGAGACTTCTGCACTTCCCGCACGCATACGCTTCGACGCTTCTGGTCAAGTAAGTGTGACTCAATCAGCATCTCTGCGAAGAAATGCGACTTGCCCGAGCCTCGGCCACCGTGTGCGCCTTTGTATCTAGCTGGATCAAGCAGAGGAACCGCCCAAGCTGGGGTCTGGAGTTGCAGCTTACTCATTCGGCTTCAGAATGACACGCTCAATGGTCTTAATTTCCAGCGGCCCACCGTCCGCCCCAGTGTGCTCGGTGCGATCAGAGTAGACGCGCTTACGATTGCCCTTCAAGATCAGTGCAAGTAGCTGATCGCTATACATGCGCTGCTCGCCGACTTTAGCGCCCTGATACCAAACGTCTTGCTCGTATCCTTGGACAGCTCGCCTGTAAGCCTCTGCCTCCGCCTTGTCAATGCCTTCTTCGATTGCATCGTCCCATTCCTCTGAGAATTCCGGGTCTGCCCGTTTATTCCGCCACGCATTGACGCGGCTGATGCCGGCGGCCTTTGCTGCGTGAGAAATGATCGGGCTCTCCCGAAGATGCTCAAGAAAGATTTTTTTCCAGTCGTATTCTTTGCTTGCCATGATTTCCTGCCTCTGTAGTGGCGCAATCTTGATTGTATCAACGATCTGTGCTAGTCAATAGTTCTCACACTCTGTTGTGAAAAAAGTGTTGACACAGACGCTAGACATACGCTATAGTTCAATCACTGCGCGACATGACTAACAGACGGCGCAGCAACCAACTAGGGAATCCAAATGTTCAATATCAACGATATCGCCAAGCTGTACTTCTACCCAATGGCTAACGGCATTGACGTCGATGTGATCGGCAAGGATGGCAACTTGATCGCAACCGGGGAAGACGACTCAAAAGAGTCGGCACTTGTTAACGCACTCTCCGAGTGCCTTGAGCTTGATTTTGGCGTGGCGCGATCACTCGCGATCGACATTCAGCGGCTGGTCGATAAGAAGCAGATCACCGTCCGCAACCCGCATCGCATCTAAACATTTAGGGGCTCCGGCCCCATCAAAAGGAGAACACCATGACATACGAACAAGCTCTGGCCGAATACCACAAAACAGCCAAAATCCTGTACTCCTTTACCAAAGACCTTTTTTGGGCCTGCTCGCCCTCTTATCCGCACCGAGCAGCCTTGGAGGCTGCTAGAGAAGCCCACAACGCCGCGTGGGATTCCCTGCGTGCAGCAAAGAGGGGGCAACAAGCATGAAACGCCGCCCCCTCTCCCACATCATCCAAGATCTGATCTTTGCGGCCGCCCTGGGCCTCATCGGTGCTTACCTGCTCCTGACCTACCTATGATGCCCCAAACCCGCACCAATCACCTCCTGGCCCTCCTGCGGGACGGCCACCCATTCCGAATCGCCGTGATCCTCACATCTCATTTTTTTGACGTGCCTGCCCACGTCATAGAACGGGAGTTTTACAGATGAACTTTTGCCCGAAGTGTGAAGCACCCGCCAGAGTGCTAGAAAAACGCTGGAGCCAGAAAAAAGCCTGCACCCGTCGTCGTCTTGGTTGTCCATCTTGCGGTTATAGATTCTCAATATTCGGGGATATTATGATTCCACAAATAGATAATCAATTAGATTCAGAAGGAATGCCTAAATATACAGAGACCATTCAAGTCCTTGAGGACTTGGTCAGAAGCGCAGGTGGTTGCGCCACCATCGACCAAGTTGCCGTAGTCAAGGCATGGCGTTTAATTGACCGTTATAACGCCATTATTAACGGTAAATAATAAGGCCCACCATCCTCCCCATCCAGCCCGCCGCGTGCGGGTTTTTCTTTTATTTCAACAATATCCGTTAAGACTGGAACCCGATCCGGGTCAATGTGGCCAGGAAGGCCATCCCACCAGCCTACGCCAACCTCAACCCCCCCAACCTCAACCAATGTCTTTTTCATCATCACCTCATCAAATTTTTCATGCAACGCAACAGCCCCACAAACATAGCGCAACTACCGCAACTACCTAAAGGTAGTAGTTGCGTTGCGTTGCGCGAAAATGTTAGTCTTGTCACAAACGCAACTAACGAAAAGTTGCGCAACAGTTGCGCTAGTTGCGCTACTCATCTTATGCCCTCATGAGCATAGAAGATGCCTGAACGGCATCCAGGACGATCCACCCATGCTCGTAATTTTCGATGATCTGGGCCAGCAAAAGCTCTGCGACTGGCTTACCTTTTGACGATGGCCGGACGTAGATCGAAGCTGATGCTTCGGTCAATTCAAGGGTATCAATAAGGTATTGGATAAACCCTGCCCTGCTCAAGTAAGGCTGCCCTGCTCTGGTCTCCTTGCCCGTTGCCATCCAAGCATTCTCAAATAGTTTCCTGTGCTTATTTAATTTATTATCTCCCTTATCGGATATTGGTTTATCTGTAATTTCAATAACTGCGCTGGTGACTGGCTGGTCATCCTCATCCACCCAGCCATTGATCTCGACTTGGTGCAATCTGGCGAAGACATCCTGGGCAATCTCGGAGTCTTTTGCTTTGCGTTGGGTGATTTGCATCGGTGCGTCGTCTTTCTGGGGAATGATGCTCACTTCGATGTCAAGTGCACCCCGCCAAGCGCTTGATCCTCGGGCTCGGTGCTGGGCTTCTTCGCTGACCCCGGTGTGATGGACTAGCAAGACGGAGCAGTTAAATTCCCGCATGAGTTGGGCACATGCGTCGAGCATTGTTTTAGCGTCCTGTGCACTGTTCTCGTCGCCACTGAGGAATCGGTGCAGAGTGTCAATGACGATGAGATCTGGGGGCTCGGGGAGTTGTTTGAGGTGGGTGGAGGTAGACAGATAGCCATCTGGCGTGTTCAGGTCACATCCGGAGCGGCTGAGCCACATGCTGAGGCTGCCGGCTTCGTGGTGCTGTTTCCAGGCGGCTATCCGGGCACGTAGGCCGTGGTGTCCTTCGCCGGCCAGATAGACCACTCTTGAATGCTTGACTTTCTTGCCTGCCCATTCTGAGATGCCGGAGGCCATTCTCAGGCACCAATCTAAGACCACAAAAGTCTTGCCTCCGCCTGACGGGCCGTGAACCATGATTAGGGCGTCTGACTGTAACCAGCCTTTAACTAGCCACTTGATCGGGGCGGGTTGAGAACAATAATCGTCAGCGGCTATGAGCCAGGATTGCTGAGGTGGATCTAGCAAGAGCGCCAGGTTGTTTCCGGCTTGCTGATAGTCGTTCGCGTCGCCTTCAATCGGCGGAATCACATACGTGACACCATGCTTGGCGCAGGCCTGCTCGGCGTGTCGCTGGCCTACGCCGCTCTTATCGTTGTCGGCGACTATCACAATCTTCTGGCCCGGGTGCATCTTGACCAAGGAGCCTGTGACAGGGATCAAGTTACTTGCGCTGTAAGCGACCACGCAAGGCCGGCCCGTCACTTCGTGGATTGTGGCAGCGGTGGCAAAGCCTTCGGCGATGTACAGCACTCCCGGATGATCGAGGGTGCCGATGATCCAGAATCTGCCTCCGGTCTGTCCGCCGGTGTGATAGAGCTTCCCCCCGTCCTCGCTGATGTATTGCAGGCTGGATAGCTCGCCATCTTCTGAGAACAAGGGAACCATGAGCCTGCCGTCACCTGTAACTCGGGCGCCGTGGGGTTGGACACCTTTCCGTTTTAGGTATGGATGATCGGGGCTGGCCTGGGCGCCGTCTCGCCAGATTGTTTCTACTGTTGACGCGGCTACAGAACGATCCCGCTCAATTTCTTCATCCCGTAGGCGCTTTGCAGCGTTGATCCGGGCAATGTGGGCCATTTCCTCAGCGGGGGTCCATCGCTTTTTCCCGATGTCCGCTTTGACTGTCTGGGTCAAATTAGCCCTCCAACACCCGAACGTCAGGCAGGGTATGCCGTCCAGGTGGCCCACGTACCAACCGGAGCGATCTAGCGTTTTCCTGCTGCTGCCGGAGCGGAATCTGTGAATCCTGCCGTCCAGGATGAACTCATCGGGCGCATCAAGGCCAGCCTCCTCGATTGCCCGGCTGAACTGCACTTCTATCGGGAGCGGGACGACTTCCTGGGGGGGAGACCATGGGCCTCCAAGAATGTGCGTTAGATCAGCCATGTTTTAGAGTATCGGTTGTGTTTGACGGATGAGATAGTCTGACAGGATAGTGATCGTTCGCAATGAGGGGTTGGTCTGCCGACCCTTTTTGATCTGATGCAACGTGTTTGCGTGCAGGCCGGTAGCGGCTGCAACGGCACTAATGCGACGGTCAGCCAAGGCCGCTTTGATCTGTTCTAAACTCAACAACATTTTTCCTTCTCCTCTTTGTTTGGGTGTTGACATTGTGACGTTCAATCGTTTACATTGTCAACACTGCACGAACGGAATCGCCGACGGTGCAGCAAACGAAAGGAAAAATCATGCTTAACCTCACCCCCCATAGCATCACCCTGCAGCTGGCTGATGGCAGCGCCGTCACCTTCCCCCCTTCGGGCCAGTTGGCCCGCGTGGCCTCGCAAGAGGTCGTAGTCGGCACGCTGCACGGCGTGCCTGTTATTCAGCGCCAATTCGGCGCTGTCGAGGGCCTGCCGGAAGACGGCACCCCATGCCTGGTCTCAGCCTTAGTGCTGAGTGCCTGCCCTGGCCGTCAAGGGGTGTATGCCCCTGATAGCGGCCCGACGGCTATCCGCAAGGATGGCCAGATAGTTGCAGTCACCAGATTGGTGGCTGCCTGATTTTTCTTCCCTCTGCTCAAAACAGTAGAGGGGTGTTTTTACCGAATTCAAAGGAAGGAGATTGAGACATGGAACGCAAACACGCTGACGTTTTCCCCCTTACCCGCCCAGGAATGGGCGTAATCATGGCCTACGCCATGGACGCCGGCCCATGGGGAGGCCGTGGAGCCTTCAAGGGAGCCTATTGGGTCCCAAAAGGTGATTATGAGGATCGCGCCGAGGCATTCCTCGGCGTGGACGGAACAGCCAAGGTTTTTCTGTTTGAGCCCCCCCGGCTCATTGGGCGAACCCTTTGCAAAGGGGATCGAATTCTCGATGCAGCGGGCGACATTGAGAGGGGCAAAGATATGCCCCCGGAAGTGCGGGAGGCTCTCGAAGAAGCCATCATTCAAAAGTTAATGGCTGACCAAGCCGCCAGCCTGCGCCCCAACCCCGAAGACGGTCCACGGGACCAGTGGGGCAATTTGATTGAAGGGGAATGATGATGGAAATGATCTACAACCAAGACTTTTACAAAGTGTGGGCGTGCAAAGTGGGCGACTATGTGTTGATCTGGTCCAGCTCCTACCCCACCCGCTCTAATCTGATCGGCACCTGCGATTCAATGGAGGATGCACTAGAGTGGGCTAAGGATTGGGTGCAATGCAAAATTGAGGATGTACCTTTTTAGATAATTTCACGTCTGGGTGTTGACAGGCTCACAGTCAAGCCCCACAATACATACATCGAGCGAACAGACTGTCTGAAGGCTCGACAAACGAAAGGAACGAAAATGAAGAACAATGACCTGCAACTGACGCAAGCTGACCAATTGGGTGCCTTGCTGGCAGAGATTGATGTTCTTACAAAGAAGGCCGAGACCATCAAGGCCGCTATGAAAGAGGCTGGCGGGGTCCATGAGGGTGTTTTGTTTCGCTCTACCGTGATTGAGTCAAACCGGTCCGTAACGGACTGGAAGGCCCTATGCGCCTCCCAGGGCATTGGCGCCGATGTGGTGGCCGCACACACCAAGACCACGGCGGTCTACAGCGTCAAGACCACATCAAAATAAAGGAGGGGGGCTCTCAGCCCCCATGACATGTCC